ATGAAAATTGCAATTTCTAGTGATAACCATTTAGATGTAAATCGACAAGATCCTGATGAAATTATGATATTTCAACACAAACATTTATATATCAAGGATTTATTAAATAAGCACTTAAAAAGTGCATACTTTTTGCATACTAAGAAAGTTTAAGAAGAATGTTAGCAAAAAAAGACACCTTGTCTCTACTCACATAATAGTAGAAACAAGGTGTCTTATGTTTTCTAAAAATAATAAAAAATTTTATTCAAATTTACCCCAGCTACTTGTGCGTTTACCACCAGAACTTTCACCAGTTGGCAAGTACCCATATTGTCCGTTGCCTCTAGGTTGTCTAATCCATACGTATCCCCCAGTATGTGCAAAGGCGTCGTATTCAACTACTGAGCTTTTTGGTAGTACTGCGATTTTAGTTGAGTTTGTGGTTGCTCCCCAACGTAACACAATTCCTTCGTCAACTGTGATAGTAAATTTGCCACTTTCCTTGAACCACTTAACACCTAAGTCATCAGTCCATGAGTCATACTTAACATCATTTTGGCTTGGCGCTGGAGTTGGTTTAGGTACTTCTGCTTTAACTTCACTAGGATTAAACAACTTGATCGCATTGTCTGTTAGAGTGATAGATCCATCTACTTTATATCCTAGTAAGTTATCTGTATGTTGCCAACAATCAATATAGTTAGCACTAGGGAAATAATTAAAGTCTGGCACTCTTGGCCCTGGTTGGTCTCCTAGTGGATATGCTGCTAACCAGAAGAAATCAGCGTACTTGTGAATTTCTTCAAGATTAAATTGTGGTAGCAAAAATTTATATGTGTAGAAACCTGTATGATATCCAGCGTTTCTTAAAGTTTGTAGGAAAGCAATCACTGAACTTGTTGACATACCTTTAATTTCAGCATCTAAAATAAGTAAAGTTCCTGGTTGAACATTAGCATAACGCTTAGCATTAGCAATAAAGTAGTTAGCTTCTGCCACTGCTGCACTATCATTATAAAAGCGTCCAAAGTGATAGAATGCAAAACCATTTACTCCACCGCCAGCACTACGGTCGATTAAGCTTCTGATATATGGATTTACATAGTTAGTGTTTTCTGAAATCTTAACAATCGCTTTAGTTGCTCCAATGTTCTTATAGTCTTGAACTGTTAAGCCTGCTTGAAAACTTGCTAAATCAATAACTGTTTCTCTATTTGTCATTGCTTGTTTCCTCCTTAGTATTTACTGTTGGTGTTAAATCTGATTTTTCATAAGCAGATTGAACGGCGGTGTGAATTGTTTGTGAGTCTAGTTTGTAGCCTTGTTTCTTCATGACGTCATTTACAATCATACTTGCTTCATCGAACTTTTCTCCGCCTGTCTTATCTTGACTAACAAGGCTAGTAACTGCCATATCTGCCACTTGTTCTAGTAAAGTCCACAATGCCCGTGATTGTTCAGTGGATGCATGTTCAGCCTTATTATCCAAGACTGGCTTGAGTTGCTTGAGTAAAAAAATAGCCAGTACAGATAAAAGCCCTGTCTGTACTAGCCATTCGATAATATCATTGATAACTTTCATTTTCTATCACGCTCCAAATTTTGAATTCGATTTTTATGATCGATCAATTCATCGTGGTGTTTGTCAACTTCATCTCTTAATTCCTTTAAGCTTTCATGTTGTTCTTTGAAATTTCCGCTAAGTTGTTTGATTGCATTGATTAATTCCTTAGATTGTTGTTGTAATGGATAAGTTCCGATGTTAATTGCATTATTAAGCATTTTAGCTCCATGTCTAATTAACCAGTAAACACCGCTAAAAAGGACGGAAAGTATTGCCACAATAGATGCAATTTCCGCCCATGAATATCCTAAAAATGAATGCACATAACCATCTCCTATATCCTCCCGCCCACCGCTTAAATTAAAGTAATTCTTTTATAAAATCAGAAATCATTGATGCTATTCTTTTATGACCATCTGTATTAAGGTGCGTTCTATCTGTTGAGCTAGTACCGTGATAAAACTCCGAAATAAAGTTATTATCCCATGGTCTCAATGTTGAATTGTGATATAAATCAAGTACTGGCACCCCATACAACATACCTACTTCCTTTAAAGCATGTACATAATTCTCACCAAATTCTTTTGCATTCGCAAAATTCCCTACTGAATTCGTGTTCATAGTATTTACTTGTCCCCAAGGCGCTGGAACAATAATTCCGATCTTAGCATTGTTATTAATGCTAATAATATGGTCTATTGTCGCTTTGATAGCTCCATATAAAGTATTAGTGTCAGTACTATCTATAGTTCCAAAATTTGAAAAAGCCCATGCGTCATTAAAGGAACCATACAATGTATATAAATCAGCATCTGAACTATATTGACGTGTTCTAAAATTAGTTGTAGATCCATTATTATTGGCTATATATCCTGTTCCGCCAATTCCGCTATTTACAACATTAGTCAATTTCAAATTGTCCTTAACATAATCAACATAATTTTTAGCACCTTTTAAAGTAGATGGATCTGTCAAAGAATCGCCGATTGCCTCCCATTTTCTATTGATATATTCATCAATTTTTCCAGTCCATTTTTCTAATACGGTTTTCTCGCCATAGCCTGAGCATACAATGAAACTAGCTCCGTTAGGGATTGTGAAAATAACGTCTTGATACCTAACTCCGTCATTTTGTGGTAATTCTCCAATTCGCCTACCAAACTCATCTAAAATTAAATAAAGCTTTCCATTGTAGAAATTTTTTCCGGAAACTTTATATATTTCTCCCGCTTTAACTGATAATGGTGTTTTCATTGCCATAGCACGATCGTCCTTAGCAAAGCCTTGATATATATAGCTTGACCAAAAGTATCCATTAACAGTCTCGTAATCTACATTTTTAAAAATGTACGTTGCGTTAATATCTCTATTAGGGATATCTTTCTTAGGTTCGTAACTTTCTAATTTTGTTACAAATGGTGTAGTTTTGGCATCACAATTTACATACATTCCCACTGCATTTTCCGGGATTGTAACAGTTAAAGTGTAATCATTATTATCGTTCGAACTAGGATACACTGATACAGATTTATTTTGCTCATCTATCAGAATTACACAACTTCCATCCCAAAAATTCTTGCTGTAAACGAAATACGTTTCTCCTTGTTTTACTGAAATTTTAGGACTATGATTTGCTCTTTCATCATAATTTTGAGCAATATTACCATCATCAACAACTGAAATATATGAATTTCTAATTAAATCAAAATTCATATACGAAACTTTGCGATTTAAATATTGGTTCAAATTATTACTGAAAGCTTTAAATTCAATTGCATTCTCTTCTGAAATTTCAACAGATTGAGCCATTGCCTCTCTCACGTCCTTGCCATATTTTTTAGTTCTTATAGCCTTTGCGATTTCAGTCGGTGTATGTTTATCATCAGTAAATGACGTTTCGTCTTTATATTCAACTGTCATTTTAGATTTTCCTTTCTTTTTTTATTATCTACCTCCTTTATCGTGTGGCTATGTTTTCATTTAGTGATTAATAGAATGCATAATCGGCGAAATAATTTGAATTATCTTGAATTGCATTTTGAATTAAACTCTCATAAGCTGTAGCCATACCGCCATATACTGGGCCTACTGGATGACCGCCAAGCATAGAATTATACCAATTCGATTTAAAGAAATCGTTGCTTAATAAATCGACAAAAGGAACATTATAAGCCTTAGCTATATTCCTAATTGCATTTGTAATTTGTGGATAATTCCCTACAGTTTGAGATAATCCAAAGCATATAATTTTGCTATGCGGAGCTTTAGCCTTAACTTCTGATACTATCCTGGAATAATTGCCATAAAACGTGTCACTATTGTCTCCAATATTATCAGTAGTTCCTAAATAACTTGGTTCTTTTGAGAGAATAGCGTTATCGTTTATTCCTAAACAGATACAATATAAATCTTGAGCATCTGAACTCTTTAGATTTTTAAGTCCAACATCATCAGTTAGCCATGTTCTAGTACTTAGTCCACCTTTGCTAAATGTCTTGGCGGTAATTCCCCATTTACGTGCAATTAATTGTGGCCATTGTAATTTAAATACAGATTTCCATGTATTATCTCTGTATAAAGTTCCTACAGAATAGCTATCTCCAAGTACTGCGAAATTACTAAACATAGATAGTGATACATTATAAGATGATCCAGTTTGTTTATACCAATCTAATAATGTTTTCTCATCAGTTCCATCAAGTACTTCTTGATACATAACGTCTAAAGTAAAAGCAACTCTATCAAAGCCATTTAGTGCAAATGAGTCAGTTTTAATCGTGAAATATCCATTATGGCACTCGTACAAACCATAACTTTGTTGGAATGTAGTCTCATTTGAATTGGAAATATTAACGGCTTTCGAATTTTCCTTATAAAAAATTATCTTTTGAGTGGCATTCGATGCTTTAAAACTAATTCTAGCTGGCATTTCAGATACACTCATATCAACTGAGATAGTATCAGCTTTTTCACGTAAAAGTGGTTTCTTAAATGACGTATCATAAGCGTAAACCTCTTTCCCATAACTAGCATATGGCTTTATATTTAAAGCGTTTAGTTTAATCGTGTCAGCACTAACAACTTTTCCATTTAATGTATCAATTTGTCCTCTAATAGAATTTCCTAAATTATGATACGTTACTCCACCTAAACTTGTTGCACCAACCCTTGCATCAGTAACTTCTGTTGAACTATCGCTTTTAGGTGGCGTTACAATGTTATCTAATCTGGATGAATTAGCTATTGACCTACTATCAGCGTTATAAGCCACGTCATATGCTTGTTTAGCAACTGAATTAGGGTCAGTTACACTTTGCATTGCTAATCGCCCCATTTTTTCTAGTGATTGAGCCATTGCGTCACGTGTAGCCATACCATACTTTTTATGTCTAATCGCTTCAGCAATTGTTCTGATATCATTTGATATATAATCTCCTGTCATTGGAGTTTCATCTCTATATGGATTATCCATTAATCTTCCTCCTTATTTTGGAGGCATGAAAACATAACCACAATTCTATGGCTATGAGCTATCACAACCTCCATTTACTTGCTTAAATTTCGGTTGTTTAGCTACCCCCCCCCATTGCGAAAATGAGGGTTAGATTATCATCTAATTCAATCATCTTGTTTTTCTCCTTTCTATGCAGGTATTTTGTCAAACCGTTTAGAACCATTTGGACTCCAGCCTGGTATATGAATGTCACTTGACCAAGTTGAATCGTTAAAGAATGCTAACAGTTGGTCAAAGCCACTCTTAATATTCCTATGGCCATCAACTGCATATGCATTAAACGTACTAGGAACATATTGCAATAGTCCTTGCGCTGGTGTTCCTGCTGCCATGTTCTGATCCCAAACTTGTTGCGTTACAGTCTGATTTCCACCAGATTCATTAGCAATTAATGCTTTAATGCGATTAACGTCATTGTCGCTTATGTTGACTTTCATCTTAGCGGCGGCATTGCGAATAACTGGCCCCCAGTCGCCATTAACTGGTTGTGTTGTTCCCATGTTGTTTTTTAATCCGTCTTCAATCAACTTTTTAGGATCTAGCCAAGTCCCGTTGTTGCTGAATGCTGAACCTAATGCAGCATTAAAGTCGTGCTTGGTAACACCAACGTGCAAATGGTCAGTTGTTCTAATTCCTACAACGTCCCCAACTTTTACATGATCGCCAATGTTAACTCTAATGTCGCTTGCTGAACCGAAAGCTTCTTGATAAACGATATTAAAACCGTCGCCATTAGTAACAAAATAGTTTCCTAATCCATCCATAGAACCCTTTAGAGTTACCGTTCCATCATGGATAGCCTTAACTTCTGAGCCTGGCCAGTTTACTGAACCAAAGTCCAAACCATCATGAAAGCCATTAGGTCTAAACCCACCGCCTGGATTAACACCAAATAATTGAGCGCCATCAAAGCGAATTGTAGCTGGCGGTTTAAATGGCCAGTTCCAAGCTGAACCACTACTATCGTTAGACTCTTGTTTTGATAAGATATCATTCCAAAGTTTAATAATCGTCTGCTTGAGCTGATTGTTCTCATCAATCAGCATGTTATTTTGATGTTTTAAAACCTGTTGCTCAGCTGATAAGCGTTTCAAATTACGTTCAGTTTGGATATTATCCATACTGTAATCAACTAATCTCTTGACTTGATCACCAACAGTCAGCGTTGACTCTAGTGGTTTGTTCAAATTAATTGTTACACCGACTAAACGTAACCACTCATCTACATTGATTACTGGATTGATTACATGATAATAGTTACCACATTCAAACGAATCAACAGCTAATCCAAGTGGTTGTAAGTCTACTGCATCTAACTCATAAGCTATACGATAGTTTCGCATAGTCTTAAGATACTCTTGGGCTTTGGCCAGAAGATTTTTAGGTTCCTTGATATTTTCCCAAGTCTTAGTATTAGATACTCTACCAATTGCTTTAATCAATTCAGGGTCTTCAATGTAGTTTTTACCATTATTGACGCTTGATATATTAATTCGTGGTGTTGAAACTTCATTAGTCTTCTCATCATTCTTTTGATCGACTGGAACTTCCTTAGTGGCACCAAATGGATACAATACTGAACAAATTTTAGAAATATCTGGCTTGGCAGATAAGGTCTTCAAATTCTTGGCCAACTTTATTACTTGCTGACCTTTAACCTTCTTATCTCTAGTCCAGGATATATAATTTCCGTCATCTCGATAGTCAATTGAAAGTTCTCCTCCTAAATCTTCATTTTGCAGAAGATCAGTCTTCATCTCTTCCAGAATGCTAATTCCATCTTCAACATAGCAATATAGATTATTAGTATTGTTAGTAACTGAATTCTCAGCAATCTTAAATTGTTTCTCAGCGTCTACCACCTGTTTATTATGTTCATTAATCAACTCAACAAAAAAGTCAGCTGGTTTCTTATCTACTTTTTCCCAACTCAAGATAGAGTCGTTTAGATAAGCCATAGCTGACTCGCATGTTATTTCTTTGTAGAATGTTCCATCTTCGTTATGCTTAGGATCTACCGCAATCACTCGTCCACGAAAGATGTATTTACCTGATTGAGTAACATCAATATAAGTAGTCCATTCCCTCAACTTAAAATATCCAGTATTGTTTGGATAAATTATAAACGTAAAAGATGATGCAGCACTAACTGTCATAGATACCTTAGCATCGCCCAAAGTATTATTTTTAGTCCCATGAATGACGGTAGTTTCATCGCCGTTTCTAATCTTTACTAAATACACTTACAACACCTCTTTGTGAAATGAAAATTTGATTGTGCCATTACCGGACAACTTAACATCATTCCAACCTGTAGCTAACTTAATCTCGGTTTCTGTGTGGGTTCCAGCACCTAGAGTTACCTTTTCATCGTGCGCTTCAACTGTTACATTACCAGTCACAATCAACTTAGGTGATACAGCCGTTGAGCTAGCATTATATATTCTTTCAGTCGTTTCCTTATTGACTTCAAACTCTAAGAATTGAGCTACATCGTTGTTAAAGTCAAATGAGTCCCACAAATCATCAGCCATATCATCAACTGAGATTTTATAAGGATAACAGTTGATTTTGACTTTTAGAGTGCCATAGCCAAATGATTGATCCTGTTGCCAGTCTGGGTTGTTTTGCACTTCACCGATGAAATAGTAGAACGGTATAGATGAATCTTCAATTCGATGTTGAACACCTGGTTCTAACCAGTTCATCACTTGTGATTTCCAATATTCTAAGTCTTCACTATCAAATTTTGTGTGATCTTTAGCTAATAAAAATGTATATTCCAACGTTCGCTCTTCGTACATATCGCCAAAGATTTGAGCATAATCATAATAAATATTAGAATTTGGAATTTTAATTCTAGCTTTCGTTTTATCTGGAAAACCAATCTCTGCGGTCTGGATATATAATCCAAAATCTCTAAACGATTGGCTTCCATCAAAACTTAAATATCTAACGTCCACTATATACACCCCTTTGTTCTAAGTTGATATTGTGAGTTTGTCTATCATCTACAGTATTAGCGACTAATTTGCCCACACGTTCGCTATCCATAACTATATTTGACGACTTATTCAATATCTTTAATAGAATTTCCGCTAAGTTTCCAAGCCCTTCTTCTAAGTTCGCCAAATCAACATTTACATTATCATTATTGTTATTAGGATTTGGATAATAATTTCTGGATAAATTATCAAAAGTATCAATTGCTTTTCTAGCATTAGAAGTTCCTTCTGCAAAATGTGGAATTATACCAGATTGCAAAATTCTTCTAGTGTCACTAGCACGGTAAACTCTTGTATGCATTGGTGCGTCAATTACTACATTACGTCCTTCTGGGATAAAAGTTTCACCGGTTGGAAATTGAATAAGCTCTCGATACAATGGCCCTTTTTGGTCATTAACAGTCATTAATCCACCAGGGTGATCAACTGTACCATTTGCTCGTCTCTTACCAGTCACAGTTCGAACTATCGCTGTAAGCGTGTGAACAACCGGACTAACATAGTTCCATGCTTTTATTGCATCTATAGCAACATTTGCAGCTTTACTTGCACTATCAGTAGCTTTCAATTTTTTGCTACCTCCAGCAGAAGTACCTGCAAATGCAGATACATTTTGTTTTGCAATTCTAGCCGGTCCACTAGCATGATCTTGAGCGTTAAGTTGCTTAGCTCCACCAGGGTTAGCAGATCTCCATGCGTCTAAAGCATTCTTGCCAGCTTGAATATTACCACTCGCTCTATCTTGTGCGATAATCTGCTTTAAAACGCTATAAGGCATACCTTCCCATAATTTGTATTTAGTTAAAATATTCCCTAATTCTGGAGCGCCTTTAGCTGTAACAATTGCTTGTTGTTGCTTAGGTGTTAATTCATTCCATTGTTTCATATCTACTAAAGCGTCTATTACATCTTTAGTCCCTTTAGTTGTAATCAAAGCTTCTTTTTGTGATAATGTTAAACTATTCCAAACTCCACCTTTAACCAAAGCGTCAACAAAATCTTCCTTGCCTTTAGCGTTGATAATTGCTTCTTGTTGCTTAAGTGTTAAATTATTCCAGTCTCCTGAACTTTGTAAAGCTTCATAAATAGGTTTGGTAGCATTATTTTTAATTAATAACTCTTGTTGTTTTAAAGTTAATGAATTCCACTGACCCATTTCTAATAAAAGGTTAGCTAACTCGCCTTTTCCATCAGCTTTAACAATTGCTTCTTTTTGTTCTAAAGTAAGATTATTCCATTGGCCAGAATCTTCTAACGCTTTAACAATGGTTTCACTAAATCCATCTTTTAACCAAGCTTTTTGTTCTTTCCAAGACATCTTATCCCATTTACCATTAGCAATTAAAGCTGCGACTACCATTTGTTCAGCATTAGTACTTAGCTTACCTTCTTTATGTAGCAACTTAATCTGGTTCCATTTGTCTTTAGCATTCACAGCCTTGTTTACTTCTTCTTGAGCGTTTGTCTTTAAATTACCTGTCTTAGGATCAAGAACCAAGTCATTCCATGCTTCAGCTGCATCGTATACTTTCTTTTTCATATCGCTACTGAGTTTAATAACAGTTGCTTCTGTTTTCTTTTGGGCATTTTCAAAAGCATCATATGCACGTTCAGCTTCTTTCATGGTCATACCTGTTCCGTCTACCATATCTTCAAGAATAGCTTTACGAGTATAGCCACGAGCTTTTTCAGCATTAATAAAACCAATACCTAATTGGTTTAAAGTATTAATATGTTCATTTTCTAATGCTTCCAGTGCTTTATTCTTTTCTCTAGTAGACAATTCTGTGGAACGCTTAATTTTACCGTAAGCAGTATTATAATTATCAACTTCTTTGTACATCGCGTCAGATGTCGCTTTTACCATGCTCTTTAGCTGATTTTTAGTCATGCTGTTAGTTTGATTTAACTCAGCTTGTAATACTAATCTTTGTTGACGACTGGTTAAGCCAAGCGTTTGAACTTGCTCCTGTGCCATTTTCGTTTGTAGATTAGCAATTTGATTACGCTGATCTTGAGTTAAAGCAACGTTATTATCGCGAGCTTGTTTAGTTATAGCTTGTACTTGTTGATAATACCCTTGAATTTTATTGATATGTTTTTGATTTTCAGCGTCTTCTTTAGCGGCTTCTTCTCGAATGGCTTCTCCTGCTGCGCCACCAATTGAATCAGCAAACTTATCAGCAGAATCTTTTTGTTTCTTAGCAGCGTCTTCAGCTGATTTAGCCATGCCAGCAAATGCTTTTTCAATTTCTTTTCCATTTGATTTAGCACTTGATGCTGTATCACTCAAAGCAACACTAGCAGTTGTTGACCAGTTCTTGAATTTAGTTGCAGCATTATCAGCACTAGCGCCAATATCAGTTCCCCAACGTTGTGTACGTTGAGCAGATTCAATAAGGTTTTTACCCCAAGTTTCATAAGCTACTGCACCTATAGCTACTGCAGCAGTTACTCCACCAATTATTCCGATCATCGGCAGCAAACTTCCACCTGCTGCAACTGCACTCGTTCCTAATCCACTAATTGCACTTTCACCAACTGCTACAGATGATTTCATAGCCAGACTTTTATAAGCAGTGCTTGAAAAGGCAGATTTTAAAATATCAAAAGCTCCGCCACCTAGCTTAGCAGCAGCGCTTGCTCTACCTATTCCACCCGCAACAGTTCCTAAACCTTTAGTTAATCCACCAAGTGCTTTTAGCGGGCCACCAATTGCCAACGATAAAGGCCCCATAGATAGTCCCAATAATACAAACTTAGCAATTGCACCTTGAACGCTAGGATCTAGGTCACCGAATTTTTGTGCTAATTCGGTTGCTTTTTGAACCATTGGTGTAATTACTGGTAAAACATTCTTGGCCAAAGTCATCCCCAAGTTCATCATATTAGCTTGGAAAATTCTAATTTGGTTTTGTGCAGTTTGCATGTTTTTGCCAGCTAAATTATTTACATAATCTGATGATTGAGCTTTCTTGATTTCTCCAGAAAGTTCTCTCAATCGACTAGAGTCTTTAGCTAACATCATGGCAGCTTGTTGTCCTGTTGTACCAAAAATAGAGTGGAAAATATCAGCTTTTTGTGGATCACTCAAGCCTTTCATGTGACTGTTCAACATACCAAAGATTTGAGCCATTGACTTCAAATTACCTTTCTTATCTAGGAAATCAGAAGTCTTAAGATTGATAGATGCTAAAGCTTTAACGGCAGTTCCAGTTGGCGAAGTTAATGAATTAATAACTTTACGTAAACCAGTACCAGCCTTTTCAGCTTCCAAACCGTTGTTAGACAATACCCCTAAAGCAGCTGCAGTTTCATTTAAACCAAAGCCAGCTTGATGAGCGGTTGAACTAACATAGGACATCGCAATACCAATACTATTAAAGTCAGTAGCTGTAGTATCAGCAGTATATGCCAAAGCATTAGTAGTATCTTTGGTATTCTTGGTCATTAAGTTAACGTTTTGAATTGCTCTACCGCTCTTATCAACTGTTAACCCAAAACCTTCCATAGTTTGAGATGTAACTTTTAAAACGTCGTTATAATCATCGCCACTAGCAACAGATGCTTGAACTTCACTTGTCATTGCACCTAATGCTTGCTTAGATGAATAACCACGCTTAACCAATTCTTGATAACCTTTAGCGATTTGATTTTGCGAAATTCCGTACTTATTAGATAAAGCTTCGCCTTGCTTTTGCATCTCATTAACACCAGCAGTGGCACTTGCTACAGATTCTCCAGAAGTAACTAATAAGTTCTTAGTTTTAACCATAGTATCTTGGAACTTAACTAATTCTTGAGTAGCTTTAGCTAACCCGGCCACAATTGGCGCTGTAAAGAACGTTGCATTTGTCCCAAAAGATAGCAAGCTAGAACCGGTTTTGCTTACTCCATTCGAAAAATTAGTTAGTCGTTGAGATACACCAGTCCAGCTACTTTCTTGTAAAGCAATCTCTCCACGTAAAGTGGCCATTTGTGCTTTTAATCTTTCAGCTTGAGCAACGGTTTTATTTAATTGATTACTAGCATTAGCAGTTCTAGTTGCTAGTTTATCCGTATCTCCTGCACCAGATGATAACTGATCTTTTAGAGAATTGAAGGTTGCACGTTGTTGTTTAGCTAATGCATTTAAGTTCTTCATCTGAGCTTCCATTAATTTATACTTTTGAGCTGCAGATGCTACATTATTACCAGAACTTTTAAACGCCATATCCTGTGCACGTAAAGCGTTAGTTGTAGAACGTATCATACTCTTTAATACACGTTCATTTGTTAAAAATGGATTTATGTCTAAACCAACTGTTGCAGCTAAATGTCCTAAATTTCCTGCCATGCAATATCCTCCTTTCTAAAATAAAAATGGAAATACTTCATCAATGTACTGTTTCTTAGGTTTATAAATTTCTTCTAGTCTATCCAAATCATCCCAAGTGAATTCATCGACTTCATGAAATTTATATCCTTCTTGCATGCGAGCCTTATAAAAGTCGTGGATGTCTTGAATTGTTCTATCAACATCCTTGACTGTTATTTTTTTGGCTTTTTTTCATCACTTTCTTCCGTTCTTTCAACACCTAATGCGTCTTCTACCGCTTTGTTAATCACGTTTACGGCCTTTAAATCTGCACCGTTCAACACGTCTTCAGCGGAAAATTGATTTTTCCAGAATCTAACTGCAAAATCAGCAATTCTCTTTTCGCGTTCATTAAGTTGTTCATCAGTATAAAATGATTTACCACTATTAATCATTTCAATTTCAATGCGTTGAATCTTCATAGCGTCTGTGATATTAGCTAATGTAGGTGGATAGTTACGTTCAAATTTCTTCTTTTTTTCGTCAACTACAAGTTCGATATCATACATAATTCATTATCCTTTCTCGTTTCACATCTCTCGTCTCTGTTTTTTTAATTCTAAGCTTTAACTGCGTTCAATAAAGCATCCACATCGCTCTGTGCTGTTGGAAATACTGCTTTGTGGAATGTATCAAAATCGAAATCTTCGTTATCTTCGCGTCCGATTAACAAGATAGTTTCTTCTGCACCACGTGCCACGAAATTACCTACAATTTCTGCTGGATCTGGATCTGGTGCGCCATCTTGTGTTTTACTTGTGGAGTCTGGCAATGAGAACATACCTTTCAACATACCAAACCAAGTGTGCTTACCATTAGACAATTCTGTTCTAAATAAAGTTGCTACGTAATTAGGTGTAATTCCTTTTGAATATACTTCTACACCTTTTTTTACTTGAATTCCGTATAGATCTTGCTTCATTTTTGAATCAACATCGTAGATGTTAATAGTTTCTTTAGCTTCTGTAATTCCACCAGAAAGCACTAAATATGCAGTATTATCTGCTGCAAGAGTTTTTAAATCATTTGTTAATTCGAGCTTTACTTCTTTCAAGCCGGACATCTTGCGTGTTGTCTGAACTAATTCGTCTGTTACAATCCCATATTCAAAGTTAGATACACCAAATGATGCTACTTTTTTATTATCAGCCATTTCTATCAGCCGTCCTTTCTTTAATACCTGCAAAAACATTTCGAACCATGATACAACCATTGAAATCTGGATCTCTTTCGTGGTTAAAATCCGTTCTTTCAAAATAATGTTGTTTCATGGTTCGATAAATTTCTTCTGCTATTTCTTCTAATCTGTCTACATTTTCTTCTCTTACCCAAAAATCAACCTGTACATTAGGGCGTTCAAATAACCTTTGATTATCAGCATAAACTGCACCATCGCCAAAACCAGTTACTCTTATCCAAGGTGTATTTTCAATCTTGATAAAAGTATCATCTGGTGTGTCAGTAAATATAGGTGCATAATCTAATTTGTTTTGCCTTAATTCAGCTAATTTATCTACTAAATCTTGGTTAGCAGTTAGCCAATCAGCAACTTCAAAATCAATTAAACTCATACTTTTAAAGCCTCAATGAACTCTTGACGTACCTTACTAACAGCTTGTTCACGTGATTTTTCGATAAAATGTTGGGGCTTTTGCTTAACTGTCCCAGAATTAGGAAAGTGAGCGCGCCAACCAGTTTCTTTATCGTATCCAATATCTTGTTGGAATACACCGGTTGATGATTTCAAGTTACTTTTCTTAGTATGGTCTCTTAAATGTTCTCCATCAGTTGAACTGACTGGAGTATTTGAAACTAATACTTCTCTAAAAGCTTCAGCACCATTTCTGACTGCTTTTCTAGAATTCTTTTCAACATATCGTCTATGTTTTAACAAGTTAGCTAATATTTCTTCTTCGCCTGTAACACTCATCTATTAATCACCTGCCCTGTAACTTTAGTAAGGTCTTTATTCTGATAATCTGGATCTATTCCAGTTATTTCATAACGTTTACCACGCCATTTAATTCGCCATTCAGGTTGAATTTCTTTTTGTTGCTTATAAGCAATTAAAAATACGGGAGTTTCTTTTCTAAATCCCATCTCAGAAGGTGCCTTAACAGTCTCGCGTACTGTTAACTTTGAGACTTCACACCAACAAGAAAACTCATCTTGTTCCTTGTTCGCTATCTGTCGGTGAGTTTTTGGATCTATCCCCGAACTGATCGAGTAAAATGTTATTCTCTCCGTCATCGTCGATAGTCTCATGCATATACTCACTCCTTAATTGATTGATAATTGAACTCAATCCCGTTAACAACTCAAATCGATAGTTTGTAGATGTTAAACCACGTTGAGTATATTCTTCAGCAACTTGTTTCATGACAGCTACAAAAAAGCGACTGTCGTATTTGTCTTCAGACACTAGAAAAGTATCTGCAGTTCCATTTTCGACAATCGCTTTAGCAATTTCATCGCTTGCTCCATCTATGATGATATGTAGCAAGTCATCATCATAATCTTGGTCTATTTTGCAATAATTTTTAATCGTTGCAAATTGTTCGTCCGTTAACTTCATATCATTCCACCAACCCTAGTAAAGCGTCTTTATTAGCACTTGATGGATAGCTTATTTTTTTCTTATCTAAGTAAGCTTTAATCTCCGCTACTGTATTCGCGGAAGTTGGTTTAACGTCCGCTTGTACATCGGACACCGCTATTTTAACGCGTTAACTGTTACGAAGTAGCCGGCACTCTTATCAGCTGCTTTTGTTCCAAAACGTGTTACCACTTGTAAGTATTGACCATAAATTTCGTTGTCTACCCAACGTACTTGAATATCTTTGCGGTTTGCGTATAACACAGCGCGTGCTAAATCACCAACAAATGCATGCATTTCGCCACTAGCGCCTAATAAAGTATCTTCTACAACGTGAACATTAACACCTAATAATGTTGCTGGAGAACTTTCTGTGATAGGTGCATGCAATAAGTATTGACCGTTGCCATCTTTCAATGTGTCCAACCATTGATAGAATGATTGGGAACATACAATTGTACGTCCGTATGCTGGATCTAAATCAACATTTAAGATATGTTTCAAATCATCTAATGTTTTGGCTTCTTTAGCAGTAAATCCTTTTAATACTGTAGAAATAGCTGTGTTAGTAGTGTTGATTTTTTGTTCGTTTGCATTCTTAGCAACGATACCAACCAAATCAACTGCAGAATCGTCAATGCTTTCTTGAGATAAAGGAATAGCACCACGATATGTATTTACTTTCCAATCTACTTCTTCGAATTCTGGTTTAGCTAAATCTGGGTTTTGCGCTAATTCTTCAACAGTATGCAATGCAGATGTAGCTTTCTTTAAAATTGGGTATTTACCAGATGCTGTTGTAGCTGTAAATTGAGTAACAAGTTGGGATAAGTCGGTTACTGTTTTTACTTCATTTTCTGGATTGTATACGATACTTTCTGGAATCGTTACTGCAGCGTCTGTTGTCTTTAATCCAGCACTTGCTGCATCGCGTGTGTGCAAGTAAACATTAAGTGCTTCACGTTCATTTACACCATCATTGCCATTATCACCGTTAGAACGAGAACCGCCTGTTAACTCCTTTAACATTGCGATAGTTTCTTCATTACTACGGATTTCTCCCTCTAATTCTTTAGACTTGCTACGTAATTTCTTAGCTTTATCTAAATCATCTTTTACAGCATCTTCTTTAGTCAAAAGCGCACGAGCTTGTACAGTGTTATCTTCAATTTGACTGCGAAGTTTTTTGTTTTTATCTAATAATTCTCGAATACGTTCTTGGATATTCATGAAATCTCCTTCTTTCTATAAATCTCTTAATAATTGTTCTCTTTCGAGTTCTAATAGCATTTTTTCTCGCAAAGATTCTAATTCTCGGCTCTCTTTTTCTACTTGCTTTTTCTTAAGCATATCTAGCGAGCGTTGACCAACAGTTGCTTCTGTATCCGGATAAGCTGGAGTAGTAACAACAGATACATCATAAATCTTGTCAATTTGACGAATCTCACGATAATAATCAACTCCATCTTGATCTGCATCGCGCCACTCTTGAGCATCATCACTTTCTGGAATAGTGAAAGCGAAACTGCATTGATTGATAACACCTGAACGAATATTGGCCATTAAATCTTTAGCATAACTGGTGTCTGTAGGTTTAACTCTGAACTTCAAGCCAATATTGTCTACAGTTAAATCTAAATTAACATTAGATCTGCCTAAAACTTGATTATTATCATGGTTAAAGGTTGCTACTACATTTGACATATCAGCATTATCCAAAGCGTGTTCATCAATTCTTTCGATGAATCTGACCCAACCACCTAATACACTAGAGTCTCGATTAAACTTCAAAGCGTATCCTTCTATTACTTCTTCTGGATCACTTTCCGTTCCTTCTGTCCGTAACTCAATTTTAGTTGTTACTTGTCTGATTTCCTTGTCCATCTTCCTCACCACCTTTCAAGCGATTATCCTTGTTTTGCATATTCTTTTGGTATTCCTCTTTTTGATCCAAAAATACTGTATTAAGAGTTGATTGGAATCTGTCTAAATCTGGTTCATCTGAGTACTCTAACCCAATTAAATGTCTAGCTTCATTAGGTGTAATCATTGTTCCGTTAGATGCTGCAACTGCTTCTGTAACGGTCAAACCTGTTTCTTTTCTGGTATCAAATTCCACTCTTAACATCTTTTTGTCTTCTGGATTTAACATCTTATTTCCAATATCACTAGCAATAGGATTGAAATAATATGGTAAGTCAGAACGAATAAAATCTTCATTCAACTGTTTAATTGATTGGTTCGGACTATTAATAGCTAATTTATAAGCTGGAATATGTAGTGCCTTAGCAATCTGTGATGTTGAATAATTGTTTGAATTGATCAACTGTAAAACGTTAGTATCAACTTCGATTGGCGAATATTCTGTATTGCTATCCACAATAATTGGACTACCAGTTGTGGCTCCACGTTGTGCATACTCAAATTCTTCTCGCATTTTTCTTCGAGCTTCTTTGCTAAGGCTACCTTTTACTTTTAAAAGTCCACCTTTCATACCCGATTTAAAGAAACGTCTTAAAGTAGCAATACCATCTTCTTGCAAGCCAATTTCATCTTTTAATGACAACAATGGTGACCGACCATGAATGCCATCATATGTAAAAAACATAAAATGGATAACATTATCGATTGGTTCAATAATTTCTTTGCCATCAATTGGTGTAAAGTGATATTTAACATTAGTAACATCGCTATCATCAATCGATACTTGAGATGTTGGATAATATTCAATATCAAGTGGTTTGTTATCTTTAGGATCTCGGACAATCCTAGAAAAACCATCGCCAGTCAAAATTGCATTAACTGTCATAACAAACTTCCAATGATAAGCGTTCATCGTTCCATTGGGGGCTTTATTAATCAAATAGTCCATTTCTTCGGGGGTCTTATTGCGATTTTGCTTATCTAAAGCTACAATTGGGAATCTAGCTACATTAGATGCAATGTGTGATACAGCTGTCAAAATATCAGAATTTTTTAAGGCAGAAATTCCTACATAATTGCCAGAATTATTCCAACTTGGTAATATTCCTTGAGTTAGATAATCACTAGCCCAGTCTCTTTTCTCGAATTTAAATAACATCTATATCACCACCCTCGTAAATAAGAAATAATTGCCATGACAAACAATTCAACTGAAATAATTAGAAAACCTATTTTGAAATCAAACAAAAAGCCTGTATATGCTAAGCAAATACAAGCTAAAATAAATATAATAATTGGTTCGTTATTCTGTAGAAACTTCACTTCATCACCACCTAAAAGCCAAAATCACCATTCAAAATATCTTCACTGGTTAAATAGTTATCGATATCTTCTCTGAAACACACTGCATAAGCGTCTAACAATGCATCTAAAGCGTCAATCTTATTAGCATACTTATTTTTATCAATACGTACACCGTTATTGTCAGATTTAAGCACTGCATTAGCAATCGCTCCACTTAGAATCTCATTGTTAGGGTGCTTAATTCTATGGTCTAAAACATCATCTCTGAATTGCTTAGTTGGCATTGATAAAGTTAACGTCCCTTGCCTGATTGAAATTTGTTCCCATTCAGGATGATTTTTTTCAATTTGTGTTAGTAAGGAACCGTACTGAGCAGGGTCAAAACAAATAGCTTGAACATCTAAATCGTTTTGCTTGATGAAATCATCTAGCCATTGATATACACGCTCTACATCAATAACCCCACTTTCTAATTCAGTGATTTCACACTGCCCTAAATCCTGGAGTCTTCGATAATCTAACCTATCAGCTTTGATTTTAGCGTCTAAACCATACTTAGTAGCTACAAAAGCATATGAATCAGCATACCAATATCCTTCCTGTGGAATTAACCAGGATATAGCATACAAGTCAGAAGATTTACCAACGTCAATTCCAAACCAAACTCTTTGTCCAGTAATATCGATTGGTTTAACTTCTGCCTCTTCCCATGTTTCTACATCCATGTATGAATCTTCTTCTGCTCGGCGCCACATGTTAAAATTCTTTACTAAAACCGCATTCTTAGTGCCTTTTTCTTTGGCTTCAGTCCATCGCTTTTGCAAATATCCATTAACTTGATCGTTTAAAGCGTCAACTGCCAAAATAGGATTTGATTTAATCCAATTTTTAGGATCTTCGACTTCATCTACACTATCTTGTTCAGCAATGTAAGCAAAGTAAGTATCGTCAACGATATCACCTTTTAAAACTTTAGTTGCATATGGATATTCAACTGTGTGCATTGGTGCGTTTAAATCAAATCCAGCTGTTGAAATGATCATAATCATTGAATTATCTAACAAAGCTTGGCCAGACTCTAAAAGTTCCATCATTTCAGTTGTTTTACTTGCTGCATATTCATCTAAGATACCAATGTGTGGTTCGAAACCGTCAACAGTACCTGTATCTTTGGACAATGCTCGAACATAAGAATAATCATCTAGATTTCTGATTTCATCGCGAACGACCTTAGTTCCACGCTTAGTATCACCATCTCTAGATCTTAATGAATTCAAACGTTTCTTAATCATCGTAAATACAATGTTAGCCTGCTTTTTATCGTTAGCAGTACAGAAAATTTGTCTAGAGAAAGCAGGAGAATTACCTAATAAAAACTCATATAATGCAACACCAGAAATAAGAATTGATTTACCATTTTTTCTGGCCATGGATAGCATTCCCTTACGGAATCTACGCTTAGAGTTATCATCTTTTCGCCACCAACCATACATATTACCAATGATAAATCTTTGAAAGTCTGCCAATGGATAAGCTTGCATTGTTTTAGGATCTGGCAAAATTTCCATGAACCCTATAACTTTGTTTGCTCGTTCATTGTCAAAATAATATTCAAAATCATCATCTTCTTGTCGTGCTAGATCATCAATGAATCTTTTGGCAGCTAAAATGACTTTCTTACCAGCTAAAATCTCACCGTTAATAACCTTTTCAGCATAATCTTTAACATAATTCATGATGTCATCCCATATCTTTCTTTCAAGCTTTTGGGTTTGTCATCTTCTTTTTCTGGCATATTCATTTGCATACGTGAATTTACATTTAAGCCTAAATCAGATGCTAAACCTTTGATATTGCGAGTTGCTTTATCAAGCGTAGAAACAAAAGAACTGATCTCATCTGGATCAGTCTCTTCTTTTAGTTTTATGAGTGTGTTTTTATAAACGCTATACCAAGTACAGTAAAGCTCTAATTCTGTACGGTCTAAATTTCGTAAAGGTAATTTTCCTAAAGTGTCTACAATTCTTCGATATTCAGCTTTGGCCACCGAATCTAAATGACGTGGAGGTGTTTTTTGCAATTCCGGCAAACCATCTTTGGCCAGAAATTCAGCTTTATATTTAGCTTCTTGCTCCACCATTCTAAGGTGACCAGTTGAATTTCTTAACAGTTTTTGTTTCCTTGCCAAGGTATCACCTCCGTGCTATGATGAAATTAAAAGAAATCGCATAACTCTGGGCTTTGTTCAAAGTCCCAGGGTTATTTTTTTGTCCCAAAATTCAAAAATTGTTGGAATTTTTCATACAGAAGGGAGCATGCCCGTTCAAACGCCCCGTCTGAAGGTGGCCCCGTTGTTATTGTTGGGGGGCTTTTAGATGCTTCCAGCCGGTCAAATCGTATGAATTTAATTTATTTTTTATTTTATAAAAATCAAAATTATTTTTTTTACAAAATATTTTGCTTTTTTCTTCTGAAGTATCAAGGAAGATCTTATTTATATCATGATAATTAGATAATAGATTAACAATGTTATTATCTGGATATGTGCGAGTGATCCAAACATTATTATAATTAGTGTCATCTTTAAGCAGCCTTACAACTTGAGACATAAACAAGTCTATATAATAAGTTGTATCTTTGTTGTGTTTGTATAAATCTAATCCAGTTAATGCATGCATCAAGTTATCAAAATCTAATATCAAATCATTATTTGTTTTATGTTTATTTATATAATTAAGTTTGTCTTCAGATGGTAAACCAACGACAATATTAATAATCATGTATCTTTTAACCTTTCCTTTTTGATGCTGTTTTTCTTTCCATGTTTTGAGATCATGACACCGGCGGCAAAGTGTTTCTAGATTGTCCGCATTCGTTCGGTTGTTCCAGTCTGTCAATGACGGTATTATATGATCTACTACATTGCCAGCAGCGCCACACATTTGACATATATATAAATCACGTTCGAGTACTTCCGCGCGTACTTGCTTCCACTCTTTAGAGTGGTAAAAATCTAGATAAGCTTTTTTAGTGATCGCGCGACGTTGGTTATATGTGCGATCGTTATCAGTTCGCACACGCTTGTTATAAGGTTGTTTAGAAGGCTTTCCGCCTTGCATAGTCAATTTTGTAACAACCATACTAAAACCCCTTAGAATTAAAAAAAGCAACTAAAATAAATTAGTTGCATCTTTATTATATGTTTTCTTATTTACTATAATAACATTTTAATAGTTTTATAAAGTCTTATGTTATTCTTTTTATTTCCTAAATCTTCCTAAAGTTTATTAAATTAAAGCAAAATAAAAAGGTTAAAGCTAGTTAAAGCCTTAACCTTTTAACGTCATCAATCTATCATCAATCATAAATTTTAAAGTTTCTAGATCTTCTATATAATCGTTTTGCCGTTCGTTCCGCCTTCTAATTAGTTCACTTTTCGGAAGTATGAAACTTTTAGCAGCATTACGCGCGTTAGTGTATTTTTGCCGTTCCGGGTTCGCGGTGGTGTATGTTGTATACTTTCCCATTTAATCCGCCTCCCTTGCTGCTTGTATAGCCTCATTGTTTAACGTGATCAAGTAATAATTATTGTAATAACAATCTGTTAAACGTTCCATAATTTCAAGGTTTAATAAATTTTCTTGGAAATCAGAAACCAAATCTATTTTTTCTTTAAGATCATTTGATCTTCTAGCGATTTTTATTTCATAAATTACGTCTTCTAAGTCAGACCCTAAGGCGTTTTTATAATCAATATCCGCCAAAGAATCCGCCAAAGTGTTTATATATTTATCTAGATTATCGCTATAATTTAGCCATTTTATAAAATCAAATCGCATTGCGATTAGTTCCAACCAGAAATATAAATTACTATCATTTCTAATATTTACATTTTCATCATCAACAAAACGGCGCACATTTCTCGCATCCGCTTTTGTAATTCCGCGGTAGCCTTCCATAGCCATCCCAAAGAATCCACCAACAACCGCCAAACGTTGGTTACTATTCATTTTTTCAGTAAAAACCTTTTGCAATTCTTTTTTTCTCATCATTTTTAAAACCCCTTTTTATAATAATTCTTCTTCCGCAAAACTTAAGTAATTACGATCATTCACAATGATATGATCTAATAAATGTATGCCCATAATTTCACCGGCTTTTTTAATTCTCTCAGTCGTTCCGGCATCTGCTTTCGATGGTTCAGTAGATCCGCCCGGGTGATTATGTGCGATTATAAACCGCGTGCAATTTGATAATAATAACCTTTGGAAAATTGGCGCTATTTGAACATTAGCAGAAGTAATACCACCAATAAAAACGGTACTAATAACATTAATTTGCATCCTTGTATTAAGACCGATTAACAAGAAATTTTCTTGCGAGTCACTACCAATTTTTTTAACAATCCAGCGCCCCAAGTCTTTACTTGAAAAAATTCGGTTATATATGAATTCACGTTCCTCTATTGTTTCTTGTTTTAATTTAACAATTTCCCTTACTTCCTTAACTGTTCCCATTTTTAACATAATAAAAAGCCTCCTATTTTCTTAAGTTTGTATAAATTTCTGATGCTAGATCATCAGAATAATTTTTTAATAAAAATTTTGCTATTCTGAATTGATATTCACTTTCAGTTATTAAATTCTTTGATAATTGCTTATGTGCAATATCAACAAATTTATTTACTTTTTGTGTTTCTGAATCATTTAAAATGTTTGGGTTGTAATAATATTGGTATTTCATTTTGTCCGCCTCCTAGAACCATTTAATTTCTTTTATTTTTTTACCGTGTCTAATTTCAAAAGCTTTTGCATTTTGAAAGATCCAATCTTTTTGAATCGCGTAAACTCTTCTACGTTCGCGCGGATTATCTACTTCCAAAATTAAGAGATTATCTAAAATTTGATCTTTTAAAAATACGCGATCTTCCTTTTCGATTGTTCCAATCCTTTTGAAAGTTGAAACATCTTCCAATACTAAAGCTTCTAAATCTTTTTTTAATTTAAATTCGATTGCCATTTTTAATCACTCCTATTATTTTGTTAATTCTGTTACTACACTTTCCAACTCTTCCGCGATGCTGTCGCTTGTATCGAATATGTACAAAGCGCCGTTAATCTCAACAGATACGGCCAATTGTTCGCATTCTGCCAAAACTAAGCTCGCAGCTTCCGCGATTGTTTCAACGTCGATATTTTCAACGTTAGAAACTATTTTTAAATTTTCATCATGGTAAACTTTTCCATCATTTACCCAATATCCAGAAACTTCTAAAATAGAAGTCCCGCCAAAGCTTAAACAAAAAAGCTTGTTTACTTTATTAATTACTGTTTTTGTTGATCTTCCGTCATTTGTTTTCTTTGGAACAATAACGGCAACTTGATTATTTAATTTGATCATTTTAAAAGCCTCCTATTTTTATAAAACGCGTACGTTTTATAAAAAGCAAATTTTTAAGGGCTTTTGTTTTGCCCTTTCCTTGATTACATACTTATTATAAAACGCGTACGTTTTAAATGCAAGTATTTTTTATAAAAAAGTTCAAAAAAATAAAAGTTACCTATTATAGTAACTTTTACAATTCTTTCAATCTATCATCTATCAAGGCTTTTAGTTCCAATAGATCCGCTTTATAATCATCAACCCCGCGCCATTCAATAGATTTTTCTAATTTAGTACCAGCCCCCGGCTTTATGAATCCTTTAACGTTTCTTCTAGCTCGCATGTATGCTGTTTGTTGTGGGTTCCGTTGCTCGTATTTCCTATTAGATTTTATTTGTGCTTTTGATACAGTCATTTTTTAATCACTCCTATTATATAACTATCCTAATTTAATTTTACTTTGATTTTACAACCGTTGTACCTGCTATTTTTTAAAAAAAAGTATGGTACAACTGTTGTATTTTGCATCTATAATTTATGTAGATACTTGATTACAAATTTTAAAAGCCTTCTAGATCCTGGATAAAAATATTTAAATTGTATTTTATGGATCACGTCAAACAGTTTCAAATTTCAAACTAAAGTTTTTCAAGGCTCGTACTTATTACAGCTTTTGAAAAAGATTGTTTGAGACTGGGGGGGGTGGTGGAGCGTTGGCGAAAATTTTTTCGCGTTTTGCTCTTCTGGCTTTCTTGCTAGAGATTGTTTGAGATTGGGGAGTGGCACAGTGGCCACTGTCAAAAGATAGATTGCTGAACTCGATTTGAGTTTGGTTGTCTATCTTTTTTTGTTTGGGGTAGTGGAGTAGGTGCTAGATGCAGATGCTTTGTTTTTAGCATTTGGTACTCCACAACGAGTCCTTTTATTTTTTTCTCCAACAAGCAGTAATCAAGTTACTTTCTTTGTTTTAAAACTTTTCTTTCAATTAATCGATTAATTCAGTTTATATTTCATCTAATCAAAATCATCTTTTTAAATCTAATTAAATTCTTGGCCAAAGTGATAAAAATAATGATCTTCTCAGGCGCGTTTTAAGCATCAGTTCACCGTACAACCTGTACAATTACCTTAACTAACGCTTAAAATCAACATTCAATTCAGCCCTTTTTCATTATTAACTCTAGCATATTTTGATGATTTTATTTTTCTAACCATGCTGTTGTTCAAATATTATTTTGAATAGACATGCTATAATAAAAACATGCATCCTCCTAAGAGTTTGCGGGAAATGAAATTACGATCAGACATACTTCTTTGTGCTACGCCGGTTGTTAATTGATTAATTTATGAATAAGCCTATATTCTATTATATAACATCCGATTAGAAGTTGGGGAGGATATTTTTTACCCCCCCCCTCCAGTTTTGAGACCCCTAGCCCGTTATTTTGGGCGGGGGCTTTTTTATTATCATAAACAAAAAAGCCTAGCTAAATAGCTAGACTTAAAATTTTAAACATTGAACCTTCATGGAATTGTTAACTCAGATCTATAAAGCGATCAACCTGGAACCCCATGTCATTATAATAGCATATGCTCTTTTAAAAATCTTTGAACAACATGTTATTTATAAATATGTAGATCCGGGCAACCCGGATACATTTCAAAAATATCTGCGAACTCGCATAGATAATTTTTCTCTAAATAATAAAAGTGTGATTTAGAGATATGAATTTGATTAGTAATCTTCCATAATGGATAGTGTTCAATTATTTTTCTGACCGTCAATTTCATTTCTAATGATCCATCGCGCAAACTATTCTGCACGCCTTCCACGATTTCTTTAGCATGTAAATACTTATCATATTTTTCTGAGATTCCATTACTAGCTCCACCACTAACAACGACATCGCCAAGCTTAGGAGATTGTATATAAGCAGGGTTCGCACTAACAATGTGTACGTACGTATCGTATTCATATTTCAAGAAATTTTTAACGTTGCTTGCGGTTTTGACCTTGTCTATCTGCATATATCATTTTCACTCCTAATACTTTATAATATCTTTATTATATCAATATGCACCATTTAATAAACAAACGTGTATTCTATTGTGTTTTACAAAAAAAGCGATATACTAAAGATACTGATTTTGGTATATCGCCTGGCTCCTAATTTTGTTAGGGGTCTTTTTTATATCTCGCAAGTTTCCTTAGTGATTCTAATAACGTTTTTACCCTTTTGATAAGCTAGTCTTAAAATAGCCACTTTTTTACCCTTAATTATCTTTTGTTCATAATTGAATGACACTAGCTTTACTTTAACGTCCCCTTTACTTCTGATAGTTGGGTTGAGTTTTTTATCTAGGGTTAGGATCACATCATCAAATACAAACCTTTTAATTTCTTCATCTTTTGTGCTTTGACCTGGCTTTTCTGGTAACTCACCATCGCCATATAACCATGCTTCTGTTTCTTCTCTACTGTATTCCATATTCTTTTACCTCGCTTATTGTTTTAATTCTATTATAAATTTAAAAAGGTTACTTTTTCACCATTATGCTTTAAATATTCATCAACGATTTTGGGAACATTAGGATTAATTTCCTTGAACTCCTGAAAACTATAAAATTCATAGCCTTCAAAACTCTTACCATTTTTACGGTACTTCCGATAAAACTCTTCTCTACTTGGTGAGTCTGTAAATATTCTTGCTTCTTCTATGTTCTTAAAAAAGGTTGTATTTTGACCATTGTATGCATACCAGCCTATTTTTAAGGGACACATTTTCTTGAATAAATCATATAACTTTATTCGCTTTAGTCCCCTTATCATATCTGTAGGGCCATACTTTTTTGATAATTCTCTAAGTGAATAACCATCTAAGATGTCTTGCTTCATTTCTTCTTTATGCTTTGAGAAATCTTTATAGACATCCTTTGTCTTTCTGGTTTGAATTTCTTTTGGTGTTTTTTGCTTACGACTATCAATAATAACTTCCCATGCTTTTTTTAATTCTTCATCTTCTGGCAAATCTTTTGGAACTGTTTTTCCATCTGGCCACTCTTTAACTGGTTTATATCTAGTTTCTAATAATACTACTGCTTTAGTTAGATTCATTGTTTTCAGCTTCCTTATATACTTTTTTCCTAGAACGAGCATACTCTTCAAGGGTTATACCTTGCTTTTTTAATAGCTTGGTTAATTCATCAGATATTTGCAGCGCCAAATTCGTTGATATCTTTTCAATCATCTCATCAATCATATATTTGCATTCTTTTTCGACACTCTTTAGATCTCGTGTTTCTTGATCATCAAATGCATGTAAGGTATCAAATCCGATAACTTTAACTTTTGACGCTCCATCTCTTACATATCCTTTAAGCGTTATCCCACCATGAACTGTTAGCTCGTCTTCATCGCCATCTTTCCAATCTTTAGGTAGTTCAGCATAACCATTTAAAGCTCCAAATAGACTTGGAATGATAAAGTACTTATATCCTTTGTACGATCCTACCTTTGCAGGCATCGCTTCATTTGTTCCTAAATATTGCATAAATAATTACTCCCTTAATCAAAATCGCTTGGCACTATATCCAATAAACCAAGTTGATTTCCTAAAACATCAAATTTAACTTCATAAGTATTAGGTTCTAAATATCTAAGTACTACTTTCTTTGTACCTTTTTTATAAGATTCATTGGTATGATACGTTAACTTCATAAAACTGATTAGTTTTTCTTCTTCATCGATATACAATTTCATGTTTTCCATATCATCATCAGTAAATTCTATTCTGTATTTTTTGACCATGATGTCACTCCTATCGTTTTATTTTCTATACCGGTATAAAAGCCTTGCTATGCTCTCAACACATATGACCATCTCAAATCATGTGGATGCAAGGCGATGTTACAGTCACACACGAAGAATATAATGCACGGAGGATTAACTCCTTCCAAATTTATTTGTAACTGTAACGGTGTATTTAAAAGAAAGTTTGGTTTCGGTAGTAAATCTACTAGGTTACTACGATGTAAACTTAAAGTAATATTAACGAGGAGGAGCTATTCACTTCCTTTTCAAAAAAATTTTGGTTTGTAGCTTCCTTGTATCTTTACCACCTATGACTTAGCACCCTTTGACAGATACTAAGCCTGTACTGTTTATGTCGTTATTTGTGAGATCCTGATTTACGTTGTTTGTGAATGTATAACGTTCAAATAACTATCCAACAGTTTTAAGACTTGTTGAGGTCAAATGACTTCCTAAAACACATTTATTTCTGCATTAACTAAAACATCATCTTTGTTCCAAAAAACTTCAGCTAATTCCCCAAGCGTTTCGTAAGTTTTAGAAACCATATTGTCGGTTAAATCAACAAGTGCATATCCTCCTCTGTTGGTAATTTCAACAACAATAAATAGGGTGTTGTCATAAGCTTTAATAACATTTCCGACTTTGTACATTTCTTCAACTTTTGCTTGCTTTTTTTTAAAATTAATCTTCATCTTCTTGTTTTCCTCCTAAATCAATTCCAAATAACATAGCTAAAAGTATCAATTTATCTTCATCTTTTAAGCTCTGGATAATGCGATATATAATATTCAGTGCATCTTTTCTAGTTCCAAAAACATTAACCGCTGCTGATTTATCTGTACCTAAAGCTATTAAACCTACTTTATATCCTTCTTTTTTTTAAAGCTTAGATATTTCCTTTATCTGTCCTTGTATTTCTTTTGCTTTTTTTAAACTCATATTTCCTCCTCATCGAATTCAGGAGCAGCTGCTGTATATCCAATAAAATCAGGATTATCTACTCTGAAATTTGCTGTACTTTTTTGTTTTTTAGATTCATTGAAATAATAAACTTTGAGCCATTTATCATTAATATCAAGTGTTGAAACTCGCTTGATGTTTATTAGGTTCTCATCTTTTAAAAAGATTGTTATGCTTACTTCATCATCTGGACTTATTTCATAAACTCCTTTTGAAACTCCCATCGCTTTACTCCTTCTGTTAATTGCCAATTCATCTATTTCTTTGCAAATTTTATTAAATGCTTGTTTATTAATTTTTATCATTTAAATCAGCCTCTTTAACGAACACTCCGTCAATCATTTTACCCTTACGATCTTTAATTTCGTGATACGCTATATTTAATGTTTCTTCTAGGTTAGTACCGTATTCTTTGGCGATGTCATATAGCGATATCATTATTCGTTCTACACTGGCATATTCTTCAACAGCACCTTTATTCCTGTTATATTTACCAATCAATTGGGAACTTTCATAAACAAGGTAGATAAATTTTTGAGATGTAGTTAGTGAGAGGCCATCTGCTCCTAACAATTCATACATACCATCAACCTCTGTTTCCCAGAATTTACCTTGCTTTTCAATTTCCCCTTTAAGATCAATACCACGAATTAAACAATAAATAATTAATGTGACTTGATAATCGCCTAGACTATCTATCACACCGGAATCACCATCAATGGCTCCTGTATCAATAGCTACACCTAATTCACCTTGTTCTTCGATTAGTTTTGTATATTGTGTACGAGCTTCAGCAGTATCTAAAGCTCTGTCCTTAGCCCATTGTTCTACTTTATCTAACAATTCTAAATATTCCATGTTTTATCTCCTTTAACTCGATTCTCCTAATCGTTGCAAATCGATTTATTACAAATGTGCTTTGAAATTGATCTTGCTTAAATGCTTAGCAACGATTGTCATGATTTTGGTTAATTCTACTAAGTCTTCTAACTCGATATAAGTATCTGTATCGATATCGAAATAATTTTGTCTTAAATCTTCTCTGCTTATTCCTAATGAGCAACCTTTGTAATTTATCCAAACAATGTAGAATAATTCTTCTGCAAAATCATCATCTACTTCATATCCAGCATTTGTAGTATCATAGACACTTACATCTAATCCCCTTATTGGATCTTCCCAATTGTCTGGATATTTTTCCTTTAGTTCTTCTAACATGTTCTCAATATTTTTATTCATCATATTTCCACACCTTCGCCAATTTAGACATTTTATTGAATTTAATATTGTTCATATATTTACTTGTAATATTAAGAATGGTACCTATTGCTCTGAATTCTTCCCAGCTCATCTTATCTGGTATTCTTATAATGCATTCAGTTTGATCAAGAGTATATATTTCGCCTTTCTCGTTCTTATAATTAATTCGCATATAGTCAAATGATTTTTCATCAAACTCTTTATCTATACCGAATTTATATCCCCTATCATCATATATTTCGAAGTGCAAATCTTTAATTTTATCGTGTTGTTCCCACTTTATTGGGAAATTCGATTCTAATTCAGCTACCATCGCCATGATATTTTCATTCATAATCAGCTCTCCTTTTCGGTGCAAACTTCAAATTATCAGTGCAATTTTTATTATTTTTTCACCGAATAATAATCATCCAGCCCATACTTTTCGACTATCTTTTCATGAAGATCTCTCATACCACGTTGATATTCATATTCTTGTCTGATCTTTAACCCTTTAACGAAACCTGCTAGATAATCACTATCCCAATACCTAGCTCGATTTCTTATCTTTTGTCTTGGCGATTGTTTTTTAATCATCTAGTTTAGCTCCTTCCAATTCTTAAAATGCTTACCAATGATTCCAATAACTTTAGTAATAACATCTAAGTTTTCGTACTTGATAGCATATGCATTAAACGTGCATTTACCTTTAAAGCTTGGAAAAGCCGATACCGCATCGCCATTGTAGATAACTTGAACTTCGTCAATATCATCTTCATTGAAACCTGGTTCGGATTCATCATCGTAAATCTTGCCATTCTCATCAATTACGAGTACGTACAGCCCATAATTTATACGATCGTAAATTTCTGGGAATGTGTCTTCCAGTTCCTTAACTAATTCTTTTGTCTTTTTATTTTCATTCATCTTCATTACCCCTTATCTGAAACATAGATTTTTCTGATTGTCCCACCTAAATCTTCAGCGACTCTTTCTGCGATATCTAGCTCGTTTTCGTTATATATTTCTGCTTGTTGTGCTTTTTTATAAACACTAATCGAATTTTGGGTTCTGCCTCCAAAATAATAATTTCCAAGCTTGATGACATATCCGATAAATTCAATATTCATTTCATATCCCCCTAACACTATAGATTTTAATTTTAGGATTTATAACCCCACATTTGAGATCGCTTGATAAGGTATAGACTGATGTTATTCCAATTCCAAGATACTCAGCTATTTCTTTAGCAGTACCAACAGTCAAGATCCTTTCTTTGTCGTCATAAACTATGTATGTAGCCTCCATTTGCATCACTCCTAACAGACTATTCTTACACTTCGAACAATTAAGCAAGCAATTGTACTCTAGTTCCTTTTAATTGTTCTTCTAAATATTTAGCAATGGTCTTGATAGCTTCAACTCGCCATAAGCCACCATCGCCTTCAAAGATTGCACCACGTGGCCCACTTTGCATTCTAAAAATAAACTTACTTTCTGGTTGCTCAACTTCAACGAATGTCCTATATGGCGCAAGGATCACTGGATTAGGTACTTTGATGTTTTCTGCAGTGGCAATTCCAGACTTGATTGTTACTGCTTGACTGATACCATCATCGCCAGTGCTACGAACGTTATCTTCTTTAAGGTTTCCAACTACCTTAAGCAAGATATCTCTATCATCAGTCTTTACAAATTGCGATTGTAAAGCGATGTTGAATGATTCAATATCCATGTATGAATTGAATTTGAATTCTGGAACAATAGCAGTTGCTACTGCTAACAATTCACGTTCTCTGTCTTCTTTCAAAGCACTTTTTAGCTCGACTGTTTTTTCATCAACTACATGCAAGTATGCATGGTCGGTGTTGTAATCGAGATTTGATGATTTAATATAATCAACCAAACCAGATAAGGTGTTTAATCTGATTGGCTCTTTAGCCTTATAAATTACTGGTTCAACCAATACTGGCTCGCCATCTTTATTGATGATGTAATTCTGGCCACCAATTTTTAATTGTCGTTCTTTAGGTTCAATACCTTGTTCCATTAAAAAATCTAGTGCTTCTTTTTCCATCGCTCTAACCTCTCTTTTCTTGTAAATCTATAATCTTGCTCTTTTTCTCAACATCTTCTACTTTTTCGCCAGTGTCTGTTCTTACATCGCCTTGTTCATCTATATAAGTTTGACCCTTAACACCAGACTTAAGTTCACTAGCTGCAATCATTCCTGTATTTAGATCACGTCCAGTCATGATCTTAGTTGTAACTGGTGCTGCAGGAGCAAGTTTACTAGAAACATTGATTGACGCTTTAACTTCGTCATAGTCTGCATCTGGAATGAAATCTACTTTTACTATTAGACTACGTTTCTTTGTTGGATCTGCATTTGGATCATTGATATTGTTGAAAATGTCACTCAACTCACGTTCAATTAGTTCCTTACATGCACCTTCTGCTAACGAATCAATACTGAAATTAATCTTTACCTTTGCCATTGTTATTACCTTCCTTTACCACAACATCATTTAGAAACTCAACAAATTTTCTGATACCCACTAGATGCTCACTTGTATCAAAGCATCGCATTGAATCAATCTTTGGACTATACAAGACAACTATGTCATCTTCGAATAGATCCCTTTTATTTGCGATGAACTGCTTTAGTCCATAAGTGTCATCGCTGAATTTGACTGCTGTATACTTAGCATCAATTGGCCATTCATCTATAATTTTCCTTTCCATACTCTAACCTACCTTCACATAATCGTTTTTCAAATCAGATGGAATCACTGGCATTGGTGGTCTAATATCTGACAGACTCATCAACACTAGATATCTGTCATGTTGTTCACTTACCATGTATTGAACCCCATCTTTATCAACCAACTTGTCATATCGCTTAACAAATTGACCTTTAGCGTCTTTGAATTCTGCAATTCTTTTCTTCATTACGAAAGCCTCCTCAACATCTCATCAATTTCAGCTTCTGCTTTAGCTTTCTCAGCCCTAGACATAATTGAATTTGATGGTTGTTGTTTCTTACCTGCATTCTTAGCCCAATCTGGCAACTTTTCTTTTTGAATCAGTTGCCGCTGATTACTGTTTCGTTTAGGTGGTTCAAAGTTGTATTCATTTTCCCACCCAGCGTTACCGAACCAAGTAGCACCATGTTGGATAAAATTAGTTTGAGTACCTTGAACTTGAATCTCTTTATTGTAGTTCTCAATACCATTTTTGATGATTTCATCGCTAGTGCCATTCTTGACTGCTCGCTCATAGTACTTGCGAGCCTTTTGCTTACCGACTTTTCTAGGATATAAAGCCCATAAGCTTTCAAATCTTTCATCTAATTCTTTTTTAGTTGGTTTATGAACTGAATGGTGTTCCTCAGATACAGATTTTTCAGAACTAACTTGATCGTTTTCGTCAGAAAATGATCGTATATTATTATCTATATCTTTCTCTTTATCTTTATCTATATCTAAGTTACGGTTCGTTTCATCGGTGTTACATTGTAACGCTTTTTGTTCGTTAGCAATCGTTTTTTGGCGCTTGCGATATGCTCGAACTCTGCGAGCTGATGCACTTTCCGACCCAACTAAATCAGCAGTCACATCCTCAGTAAATTTAAAAGATGTGTCATCGCTAAATTCAATCAATCGCTTCTGTTTTAAGAATGCTAAAACGAACTCAACGTTAATTGTTTCTTCATCTAGCACCAAAGCAATTTCTTCTGCAAAACTATCACCCACACCCGAGTAATAGATATACCCGTTGTTTTCTAGTGATAACAAAATCATCTCAAGGTAGATGACTGCGTATGTGTCACCCCCTGATGGTTTTCTTAACATCTTAACTACTGGACTCTTCCAGAAATCCATCTGAAGTTTGATCCAGAAGTATCTTTTTTCAGTCATTTTTACTCATCCCCTGCTGTTTTTGTCTTTTATATTCTTCATCGAATTCATCCATTCGTTTCTGACTCATAAGCCTTAAGCTTAAAATCCTTTTTTCGCTCAACTTGATACCATGAAAGTGGTACTTTTCAGCAAAAGCTTTAGCTCCGATGTTGTGAAATTCGCTGTGATGTTTAAAGCACAACATCTCGAGCCTATGATTTCTATGATCGATATGATTGCGATTATTTCCCATACCGACCGTATCTTCGTGATTTATCTGCAGTCCCTGTCTTGATCCACAAACAGTACACTGTCTATGCACCAAGCACAGAAACACACGACGTTCTGCATCGATTGTGTTTTCCATTGCTTTTGAATCAAATGGAATGTCATATCGAAAGCAAAACTCAATCACAAAACGAATGAATTTTGTCGCTAGTTCCTTAGTACAATTGCTCAGTGAGAAATCTCGCTTTATGTTGTATGAGAATTTCATCTTTAAGCGATCTTTCACTTCTTGTTCCTCATATCCCGTATAGTCTGAGATATCACGAAACAAGGCATAAATTTTCTTTCTCTGAGCATTTGAAATCATGTTATGATCTGCAGGCGATGCATTAAATTTAAGATGACCTTTTCTAAGATCTTTCTTAAATGCATCTAGATCATCGATTTCAAATTGAACCTTAGAACCGACAATTTTATTAAATTTAAGTTCGTATTTTGCCTCATCCATCATCGTACCTACCATAGATGCTTTCCAATTTCTTTAGAAACTCATATTGCTCCTGTTCTAAGTGCGGAACTGTGAACAATATGTTAATATGTATATAGAGTTGTATAGACTCCATATTCTTTAAGTTAGTAATATTTCTGATTATTTCTTTTTGATAATCAGAACTCAGCTTGATAGGTGTTGCAGCACCTATCTTTTTTATTTCTGTCACTTTTAGTCATTTCCTTTCGCATAATCATAAACTTCCTTATACTTGAGCTTTCGCAATCTTCTCCATCGCTTTCCTTCAAATGGTATAAAGAATAGTTTTAAGCTATCGTCTTTTGGGATAGCTAAAAATGCTATGTCATCTTCTAATTGATGTTTCTTTTTTATTCGTTTGTTCATCTTCATCCCCCCAATCAAAGAATGTTCCGTCCTTGATTGCTTCAACAATTCCATGTAGCACATATCCAGTACTTATACATAAACCAATCAACGTCCAATATGAAATCCAATGCATTACAATCATTTTTCTTCATCCTTTCTGAAATAATCTAAGCTAACGTCTAAACCAACTCCCTTTAATACTTGGAAAGATATGTTAGCTAAAGCTATGAATGAGTACGTTGCTAAAAAACTTGGCTTTTAGCCTTATCAAGGTAGATAGCATCTTAGTTATCTGCCTTTTTTAATTCATCGATCTTCTTAAGTATTTCTTCTTGAGTGTCCCCAATTTGTTGCAATGCTTCTAAAATACCTTTCAAATGATCTATGTTGTTTAATAATTCAGCTGCATCAATTTTTACTTTGATTTCTTTGTCCATCTTTCATCAACCTTTCTCTTTTTCCAAATTCTATATAGATCCACACTGCAGGCATAAGCCATGCAGATTAAAATACCGTATATACACCACATTTATTTGTCCCTCCAATTTATGAATAAATCTTTTAGCCAGCTAACACCTACGAAAATTACTACATAGGCGATGCAAGCTAGTCCTACTGCTAAAATAGGTTCCATTAACTTCCCTCCCATCGTATTTTTTTGCTAACATCTTCTTTTTTTACTTTCTTATTTGCTTTCTAAAAACTTATCTAAATCTTCAGCTCTGAACTGAACAACCCCACCAGCTGTTAGTTCGATATCCTGAAGATTTTTATTCCTTTTTCGCCATCTCCAAAATGTTTGTGGAGATACACCACAGTGTTGAGCTGCTTCTGTTATGTTTAACAACTTCTGCTTGTTACTTTTTCTTTCAAGCTTTCTAACTACCCTTTCAGCAATTCTTTCAATATCATCATCTGAAAGATCATATTTATAAGTAGCTGTTACAATCATCTATACCACCTACCTTAAATTTATTAATCTCAGCCAATTGCTGTCTCATTCATCTTCATGAACTTGTTGATGAAATATTGTTGTCCTTTACCAGTAACTTTTGTTGTTTTACTGATTGATACTGAACCATTGCTATGTGTAATAGTTGATTCCTTAATCTTGAACAACCCCAAGTTCATGCTTCTTTGAGTTGGCATGTTGTAATCTGTTCCTTTTCTACTGATGAGATAACCTTGATCTCTCATCCATTGGAACAATCTGTTAGCACCGATATTTATTCCGTTACCACGTAAAATCTTAGCTAACTCGCCAATCAAGATTGTTGTGTGACTTGCTGCAACACTATCAGCAAATAATGCTTTAGGTTGCATTTGTTGATTTTCAAGCTTCAATTTTTCTACTTTCTTGTTGGCAATTTCTAAAGCTCGTTTCATAACCATTTCAGGGCTATTCCAAGCTTGTTCTACCTTGATAAAGTAGTCTCTGATTTCATATCCTTTATCAGTTCCACTCATCATGGCGATGTGCTTAGCCATTTCAATGGTTAAAGCATAGTCTTGCAACTCACGTTTAGCACCGTTATTAACAAGTGTAGTTGTAACTACGCTTGTAAAATCGATGTTTTCTCTGAAATGTTTAAAGTTTTGCTTTGTCCATAGACTGAACCTTGTTTTTATATCCAAAGCTTCATGTAAGTCTCTAGCTGAGACCACTTGAACGTCTTCTTTTGTTTTAACTTTTATTAATTCGTTCATTTTTTATTTCCTCCGATATATAAAAATTTCTATTTTGGCAACTTTTTAACGAAAATTTTTTCCATTGGAATACCTAGTAAGTTAGATAATGCATAAATTTCAACTGCTTGAAACTTATACTCTCCACTTTCTCTTCTTTGATAAGCACTAGGATTATTTAATTTTAAGTGATCCGCCATGTATTGCATGGTATATCTTTTAGCTTTTCTTTGCTGTTTTATTAATTCCAGATTAATTTCTGGCATCATACTCACTCCTTTCGATAGTTGCTATTTTCGCAACCCTGTGACTATATCATACATTGCTATTTTCGCAATGTCAACAATTAAATTTCTATTTTAGCAATAATTATTACTTTTTTCGCAAAAAATGATATAATTATTGCGTAAATAGCAAAAAAAGAGGTGTTTTATATGAGCGAATCAGATGACAAGGTTTTAAAAGAAAGAATCATTAATTTAAGAGAAAGTAGAAATCTATCACAAACTGATTTAGCTAAGATGGTAGATATGAGCAACTCAACCTTGAATAAAATAGAGGCTGGCACTAGAAAAATATCTAGTTCTGAGTTAAAAAAGTTTGCTATTGCATTCAATGTTTCTAGTGATTATTTATTAGGAAACACTGACAATATGGAAAAGAAAAAATATTATGATCTTTCAGATAAAGAAAAGAATGATATTGCTATCCAAGCGGAACGATTGATGGAAGGTATTGAGAGTGGCCACAATCTTAATTTCTATGGTGAACCTGCTACAAAAGAACAAAAAGATAGAATTTTGATTGCAGTAAAAACCGCTATGGAAATGAATAAAATGGAGGCCAAAAGAAAATTTACGCCTAAAAAGTATCGTGACTAGGGGTGTGTAATATGAGTCTTTTTATTGATAATGAATTTAATAAAGTGAAACATAGATATGATTTACACAGTCCTAAGCAGTTAGTAAGTGACGCTGGCATCCAACTTCTAAACCTTGAACTTGATGATGCAACTGGTGGATTTACCGTAACAAATAATAGATGCTCTACTATTGTTATTAATTCTAATTGGGACGAAAACTATTTAGATTTTGTTATATTGCATGAGTATGCACATATTAGACTACACGATGGATCAAGCACTCCTTTTTATCGACACACTGGAACGGATATAAATATTCCAAAGATGGAACGTGAGGCCAACGTATTGGCTATGAAATTATTATTAGCTATGCAAGATAAAGATGAAATTTCCCATTTAACCAAGTATCAAATTCCTGGTTACTTAGGAATTTCAGAAGAATTATCTGAATTTATTACCCTTTAGACCAATATATGATGTCTTTAAAAGCTCTAGTTATATGTATTTCAGGAGGAGAAAAATATGGATTTATTTGTATCAATCTTAACTTTGGTTGGGGTTGTTGCTTTGATAGTTGGACTTATATGGTTGATTATTAATCTCGCGAGAAAAAAACCTTTAAGAGTTCCAGGTATCGTTTCTGCTGCAGGTGCTTTATTAGTTATCGTTGGTTCACTAGCTATCACTGCAATAGAACAACAACAAGTTAACACAACTGAAGATACTACATATTCTGCAGAAAGTGAATCAAGTTTAGAGAGTGAATCATCTGAATCTAAAGTTTATGGTTTAAACGAACAATATAAAAATGATATGTATGGTTTGAAGGTTACACAAGCTGATCAAAACTTTGATGCCCATGGTATGAGTTTAGTAAATGGTGATATTCCAACTCTTAAAGTATCTCAACAAAACGGAGTGCAAATTACTGTAGATTATGAAAATATAGACTCCTCAGAAGATTTCTTACCATCAATTTGGAATTTTAAAGTTTATGATGATGACGGAAAAACTGGAGAAATTATAAATCAACAAGAGGGACAAGATGAAGTTTCAAAAGGTCATATTGGGACTACTCACTTTTGGGTAAATCTTCAAAAACCATATGCAGATACTAAATACATTGAAATTGAGTACGGTGATATTCAATTCAAAATTAATTTAAATCATTAATTAATAGCCCGCCAAATTGACGGGTTTAAAAATACATAATATAGAACATATATTCATATTGACCAATACACTGAAGTCATTAAAAGCTGTGTGTTGCTAACATCTTCTTTTTACTTTCAATTTAATTTTGGAGGTAAATATTATGGCAACATTTAGAAAATATAAAACAAAGAAAGGTATGTTATGGCGTTATCAGATTTTAGTTGGTACTGATACAGTAACTGGTAAACGTAAGTATAAAACTAAAGGTGGTTTCTATACAAAGAAAGAGGCCAAATTAGCAGCTGATGAAGTAGAGAAAAAAATAAATAATCCTAACTTTCTAGACAACGAAAATATAACTTTTGGTGAAGTGTATGAACGTTGGGTAGCCAACTATAAATTGACTGTTAAAGAGTCTACTTTCCACGTTGCTGAATTACGGTATAAATCTAAAATATTACCTATTTTGGGTGATAAAAAAATTAATCAAATCACAACTATTGAATGTCAAGATTTGATTAATTATTGGTACTCTATTCCTTTAAAGTATTATAAAATATTATTTAATTCAGTAACTAGAGTTTTTAAGTATGCTAAGCAATTGAAGATAATAACAGATGATCCCACGTCATCAGTTATTATTCCTAAAGCTAGCAGACAATTTGATAATTTAGAACATTCCAGAAATTATTATACCAGAGATGAACTAAGAAAGTTTCTTGAATATGCTGAGAAACATGAAAAATATAAAGTCTATGTACTTTTCAGATTATTGGCGTTTTCTGGTATGCGAAAAAGTGAGGCTTTAGCTTTAACATGGAATGATATTGACTTTGATAAGTCACGAATTACTATTAACAAAACTTTAATATTAACACCTAAAGTTGAAGTTTCAACTCCGAAAACTAAGAATAGTAATAGAGTTGTTTTCATTGATAAAAAGACATCATCAGTTTTGAAAGAATGGAGATTTGAGCAAAAGAAAGAGTTACTGCAAAAAGGATTTAATGCTTTATCTACTAATCAAATCGTTTTTTCTGGCAGAAATAACCTCTATATTTTTCCTACTACAATTAGTAAGATGATGAATAGAATTTCAGAAGGTAGTAACTTGCCCCACATAACAGTTCATGGTTTAAGACATACTTATGCGACTTTAGCTGTACAAGGTGGTATGTCAGTTAAACAACTTCAAGCACAATTAGGACATTCTGATGTTCAAACTACTTTGAACATATATACTTCAATTACTGATGAACAACGTAAAGATACTGCCAATCAATATACTTCTTTTGTTAATTTCTAA